CAATGATTCAGGTCAAATTGAAGCATTACCTGACACTAATCAAGGCTCTGCTGTAAAACTAGCACAGTTAAGGGAGTCTAATGTTTATATTAATAAATCAGGAGAGTTTCTTTCAGCAGTAGAAAGCAATGTTACTGTTACAGAAAACCCTAGCTCAACATCACATAATATAATTAAAGCTAAAGGTACTAATTACTATTATAGATTACCATTAGAAAATTCATTTACGCAACAGGAGTCTTATACAAGTGTAGCATTTGCAGTTGACGACAATCTTTCTAGTTATGCTTCATTTGCAACTGGTTTATTATTTGAAAATGCAGGAGCTCCTGCAGTAACAAAAAATTTAACATTTAACGTTCCTACAGTGCCTAAACTTGGAGAGTTGTATGACAATAATGATATTTTTCTTGTAACTAAAACAAGTAGTTTTAGTGCCGGAAATGCAAGTGGTGTAGAGGTAGAACTTGTTAGTGGAACAACTTTTAGTCCAGCAATAACATCAGATGGAATACATATAGCTAATTTAACAAGTAAATATTCAGCTAGTGAACTTAGTTCAGCTTCTATTGATTCTACTACATTAACTATAAAAAATAGTATAGCAATATCGCAAACTGATAACTTTATGAATTACAGATTAAATGATATGTGGTTAATGTTAGAGTTTAGACCTAGTCAAGTATTTTCAAAAACTATACAAGAAGAGTTTGAAAGGTCTAAGGTAAGATACACAAGAGATCAATTTCCTAGTCAAGATGATGAAATTGTAGAAACTGTAGTAGCAACAAGAACCAAAACACTAAGAACTCCAGCAGAAATAGATTATTTATACTTTTCAGGAGAAGGCAGAGAGTATATGTCTTGGATAGATGCAGATTCAAGAAATAATGGATATAATGAAGGTAATCTACTTGAAAATCCAATTTATATTATAGAAGATACACTAAGAACTGAACTAGGTTTAAGCTCTTCTAATATAGACTACGCTTTATTTGATACATCTGGCAATACTACAAATGGTCATCTTGGGGATATTTTAAATGACTCTGTTACTGATGTTAAATTTGCTTTTTCTCAATACAAATTTATAAACTCAAAAGATTACATTGAAAGACTTGGTAAGCAATGTTTTTCATGGGTTTATATAAGTGGTGATAGTAAAATTAAAATAAAAACTTTAAGAAGATCAGGAGATTATAGTGCTTCAGATAAAACTATTAATTTTAATGAAATTCAATTAAAAAATATATCTAAAACAAAATTAAATTCTGTTAGGAATGATATTACTGCTCATTACGATCAAAACTATGGAAGAGATCAATTTGAGCAGTCAGTAAACTCTACGGATTCAACATCAGCAGGAACTACTGTAGATGGCAATAATCAATCATTAAAAATGGAAACAGACTTAGATGTAATAGACACAACAACTGCTACAGCAATAGCTAATACATACATTGAAGTATTTAAAGATAGAAAAAACATTATATATTTTTCTACTGTAACTCCTAAATATAATGATTTAGAAATAGGAGATATAATATCCTTTTCTAACTGGGATTCTAAAATAAAAATATTTGGTTCAGCAATGTCTGGATACTGGATGATAACTTCAATATCTAAATCTGTAGCTACTGCTGATATACAAGTAATACAAGTAGGATAAGGAAAAATTATGGGATACAATAGAACTACGACACCAAGAGCTTATGTTGATCTTGTTTCATATCATTTAGCAAATGGATTTAGAACTTTAGACAATATAAATATAAAACAAGATGATAATAGTACAGCAGTTACTTTTAATGCTGGTTCTAAAGCAGATATGTTTGATATGAAACCAGCAAATTTTGCTCAAATAGCAAGAGCAAATCAAAAATTTTATATTCAATTTGATTTTGGAGACTTTGAAGGTTCTGGAGCGACTGACCCAACAAGTGATGCTCTTTCAGAAACAAATTTTCTAGCTATTTTAAATCATAATCTTCATTCATCTAATGCTCTTTTTAAAGTAGAAGTTGATGATGATAGTAATATGAACTCACCTCAAATTTTATCAGATAGTGGAAATCATACAAAAATAATCAATGCAACGCAAGAAACAACTTCTGCAAATGATACTTTTATTGATCCAGCTAATAATGGTTGGACTTTAATAAGATGGACTACAGACACAGACAACAGATTTTTACGAATTACTTTTAAAAGCAATGCTGGCTCTACTGAAGATTTTTCAGCAGATATAATTATTGGTTCAATTATGTTTGGAAAGTATATTGACTTTCAATCTCCAAACGTAAATATAGATACTCAAATAATGTATGATGGTACCGATCTTCTTCAGTCTACAGGTGGAGCTACTTTTGCTAATTCTAAATATTTTGGAGAACCAACATGGAATAATACTCTCCCGTGGAATCTATCTATTACATCCAATCAAAATACCTATGCATTTAATCGTAGACATGGCAGGGTAAAACATTCAATGAATTTTGATTATGTAACGGATACTAATTTATTTTCACCAAATTGGTTTGCAGATCACGATACTCCAGCAGATTGGTACGATTCAGGAACAATACACTCTTCATTTTATAATAAAATAATAGGACAACATCTTCCATTTTTATTTACTTTAGATTCTACAAGTACAACTACAGGAGACTATGGATTATATAGATTGGTAGAAAATGGTTTTAGTGCTAGGCAGGTTGCTCCTAGAATATGGAATACTAACTTAGATATAATAGAGTCTTGGTAGCTAAAATAAAATTTAAACTATACATTATTGTTTTGTTGCAATTATGTTGCTCTACTCCAGCAAATATACATGAGCAAGATAATATTAATTTATTTTACTCATCATTAAGTGTTTGTGACTGCTATAAAAGTGCAATGTCTGTATTAAGCAATCTAATAGAATATAATGATCAAATATATAAAGATTTATTTTTAGAATTAAGAATGAACTGCTTAACTAAATATGGAACTCAATTATTTATGCCATCTTATTGTAATTATCCTGATAGCCTACAGAATCTACAGGATAGCTTGCACTACTTAGGTATAGATATAAATGGCTAAATATTTTTAGGATCAGGAATAACTATGTTCATATCTACAGCACTCCATCTAACTAAACGTTCTATAAATACTGAAAACTCTTTTGTTGACAATGTTTTAGTGCTATCTATATTGAAATGATTTTTTATAGTAGCGTGCATTTCCTGTTCAGTATATCCCAGTTCCTCACCCAATATACCTACAATCTTCCAGTAATAATTATTTTGCTGAGCAGAGCGTACTCCAGTTTCTTTTAATTCAATATAATATTCACCTTGCAACTTAGATATAGCGTTATCAAACTCTGCCCTATTTAGCAAAGACATCTTTCCATTTTTTATTGTACAGGCAAATCGCAGTCTGGACATATCTTAGCTTCCCATAGTTTCATGTCAGAGGACTTCCAAAGTTCACCCTCAAATATATTCCATTTCTTACGGCACTCTGGACACCACCATAAATCTTCATCTGCTCTGATCTCATCTGTTTTATGATTTTCTCTAAACCTAGTTTCGGTAACTTCGCTACCTAAAGCATCAATTACCCATTGTATAGAGCCAAACTTATGTTTTTTTTCCTTTGCTTTTGCTTTCTTCAATGATCCCACCTAATAATAATAAATAATTCCGTGCATCCTGTATTCTGCTTACTATAGGCTCTTCTGATACTTCCTTACCATTTAACACATAGTTCCTGATAGAATCCATATGTTTTAATAAATAAATAAGAGCAACTTGTTCTGCCCTTAAATTCATTCTATCCCCAATACTTTTAAAGTTTTTAAACTTATCCTCGTTTGATACTGTATATTCTTCACCTTTAACAAGCATAAGTCTATTTTCTTCATCTTGCATAGACTTTGCCCATTTCATAAAGTCATTAACCTTCATACTTTAACCTATCTATTATTTGTAAAAGCACATGAAAGGTAATTAAAAATGACAATGAAAACAAAAGTGTTCCTAGTCCTAAAAAGAAAAAACTAATAACCCACTCTGCAATATCAAAAAATATCACTATTAATCCTCCATTGCATAGTTTAAGTATTCTCTTATTCTTTTTTCTAAAGTATGCAATCTCCAAGTCATCAATCCCCATAGACATACCCAGAAAAAATTAGATAGCAAAACATCAAATGCTTGTGTTTGTAATATTTCTGTAAAGTAATGTAGTATCATTTTATCTCCTTTTAAATAGTTAAGGCTCTTAACTTTTTAGCATAGATAGGGAAGGTCAAAGGACAATTACAGAAAAACCTTTTACTGTTCCCTATCGCCACTAATATTTTGCCCCAGTTTTCTTTTAGTGCCAACCAACAGAAAACATTACATTTATCATTCAACACTAACACATCATGTCCTGATCGCTTATTGTTTCACTCACAGGTTTAGTTATTGATTTATTGGGGCAATTCTTAATCATCAAATTGTTTAGCCATATCGTCAAGACAAGTACCACATATATTGCTTTGACAAACTGTACAAGTATTGACCTCTTCTAAGTCACCTAGTACATCATTTACTATATTACTTATCTCGTTGATGTGTTTTTGTAATCCAGTTTTAGAAAAATCTGACATCTCTAGTTCTGTATAATTCCAAATGCTACCAATTTTGTTTTTTATTGTTTGTAAGTTTTTCATATTTGTTCTCCTTTATATATGAAATTAACAATTATATACCTAAAAGTCAAATGTTTTTTGTTTAAGTTTCAATGCTATCTCCTCATAGTCATCATCTGTAAACTTAATCACAGCATTCTTTCTTTCTTTAACAGTTTCGTACCATTGGGTGCCACGCTTTTCAACTGCCCATTCAACAAACTCTGCAGGAGTTTTGTGAGCAGAGAAACTTGAGGAGAACACATGGCACCCAACACAGAGACAAAAACCATTATCTATATCCCAACGGACAGAACGTATGGAGCGTGAGTAAAAATGATGTGCATTTAGGGGTTTTGTTTTGTGACAATGTTCGCACATCCCATATTCTTTTATTTTGTCTGACCATAATTTGTCGAGTTTCTTAGATAATTGTTTTTTCACAGAGGATTAAAATGGAGGTTTATCCTCTGTTGTTTCGGATGCAGACTTACCTTCCAATACATTAAGCAAATTCATCATATTTGCCTCTATAACAACTAAATCTCCAGTAGTAAGTATCTCATTTTTTTTGTCAATCATATCAACTGCTAACTTCAAACATACCTGCTTATGTATATCGTGGGTTCTGTTATCTATTGTGCTGTTAGCTGAGGTAGTCATAGTCTTAGGCTGAGTATCTCCTTGAGGTATAACATTCCATGCAAACTTACCCGGAGCATACTCATCTTTCCTAATATTTACTGTAGCACCACGACCAAATGTACTAAGTTTTTTATGTAGGTTTTCTGTAGCAAAAAAGCTAGTTTCCTGACCTTCTTTATTTACTCCATACAGATACCAAGCACCATAAGCATTTTGACCCTGCTTTGGCTGATCGTATAATAATTCTACAATATTATCTGTATCCTTTGACAACTTAAATGAATCTTTATTTTCCATTATTTTCCTTTGCTTTTAATATAATTTTAACTGATTCTGTAATATCTTTCCATTTCTCTACATTATATTCTTCATATGTCTCCATAGAGGCACATTCCAAATAAGCATCACGCCCTTTAAAAAGTTCAAGATATTCCTCTACTCCTTCAAGAAGATCATCAATACTATGTCTAACTATCATTTGTTCACCTGCTGTATTTTCGTGGCAGACTCCTTCATCATTTACATAGTCATCCCAACAAACTGTAGCCATGTACACATCACTCTGATTCAACTGGCACCACCTTACAGTTATTACGCTCTAGCAATTTTACTACCATCATTCTGATAGCATCAATCTCTTCTTGAGTTAGTTCTTCTGGAAACTCTACTCTGAATTTCCCTTGTGTTATTTCTTTCATACGTTCTCCTTATGTTTGAAGTTAATAAAGCCTAATAATATAAATCAAGTTTAACCTTTAATTAATTCACCCCATAGAGATGTCTTACCATTTACTATTTGCACTAGGTGAACTGTAAAGAATCCTGAGTGGTAAAAATCAACAATAGCAAAAGCGTGTTGCCAGTTATGTTGCCTATTACCTAACCAAGCATTGGACTCTGCACTCATATCTTTTAAGCATCCTATTGACCAAGCTGACTTGACCCCATCAATATGGGTAACGGAAGATTGTTGTATGTCGTGATGATGTCCATACATAACATTACCACCAAGACGAAGGAGATGGTTGCGAGTATGATTAATCCCAGCGAAATGATGTCCGTGATAAAAGTTGAGTTTACCAATCTTGAGCATCTTACCCAATGGGTGGTATTTATAACCACGCAATCCCAATTTAATAGCATTTTTAACCAAAAAATCCTTAGCAAGGTAGGGGTTTTCTTCAACAAATCTATTAAGCCAATCTTCATGGTTACCTTCAACAAAATGTTTCTCCTTTACGTTTGCTTTATCAAGTGACTCATCAATTATATCCATTCCCTTGTTTACTTCTTCTATCTCTTTTGTAACAAATGGTAATTGATACTCTAATGGTGGTCTTTTCTTTTTCTTCCATTGCCAATGAGATACTGACTCCCATTCCCCAGTATCTCCAAGATCAATATAACCATCAGGCTGTATGATCTCGATAGCCTGACAAACAACACTTATAGCTTTCATATCAGCCATAGGAAAATGTTTATCAGGAGTTACTATATACCTTTTAACTTTCATAATTCCTCCGATCTTAACCACCTATCTAATGCTCTATCCCATTCTTTATAGGTAGCTTGATTTTTATTATATTTGACCCATATCTTGTCAAATTCTTCCCAGTTTCTTTTTCTTAGGTGTCTCAATCCACGATCCATATTTTGATTATTAACCCTATCATCATCAACCTCTTGCAACCTAGTTAAAAAGATTTTCTTTAAATTCTTCGATGTAGTCCTCATATACTCCTCTTTTTACGTCATACTTTAATTTAGCAGGTTCATTATTTGTAGGTTTACCATTCTTATACTGAAACCTAATCTTTTGAACGTGGATACCTGCGTAATCCTCACTTTCACTTCTATGTCTATGTACAGTTATGGCGTTATCTGCTTTATTATACCAGTTAGCTGATCCTGCAATATCGTAAGGGGTTGGTACTACTGGTTTTCGATCTACTCCATTCTCCATTTTTCTTGGATGTGCTACAATCCAAATGTGCATCTCATTCATCTTTGCAAATGCACTCAGTTGCGAAAGTACCCTTGATACATATAAAGTCTCATTCTCTCCATCTCCAAACTTATGCTCTAATGTATTCCACGGATCAACAACCAATCCCTGCAGTCCATATCTATAATTTAATATCTTAGCTTGATCCATGATGTTCTCTATTGTTACAGAATCCTCTTGCGTACCTATAAATTTAATATGATCATTTAATAATTTCATTGTACTTCTAGCTGTTTTTTCATCCATCCTATCCTCACCCCAAAATGGCTTGGCAACAAACTTACCAACCAATTTAAGTAAATGATGTTTAACTGGAAAATTCTCTGCTGAGAATATACCAAAGTTCCACCCATAAAGTTTAACCATGTTTATCATAACTGCATCCATCCACTCAGACTTACCCATATTTGGAACACCAGTTATAATCGTGAGTTCACTAGGACTAACTAAATAATGCTGATCTACTGCTGACCATCCAGTAGACAAACCTTTAACATCAGGCTTCAATAATAAATCAATAGCATCATCTTCAACATCTTGCACCATAACAACGCCATCAATAGGGTAAGGATGAGCGTTGCTAACTATCTCTTGAACCTTATCCTCTCCGTATTGCATAAGCACTTCATTGACATCCTTACATCCTTCAGGATATGTTACTCTAAAGCATTTTTCACGCCCTATACGCCTAGATAATTCATCTCTTAAGTGTTTACCTGCCCCATCAGAATCGGTGCACAATATGACAGTTTCAGCGTTCATCAGATGTTCCTCTGCTGATAATAAATAACTAAACTTTTTATCACTTGGTTTACTACCCTCAGCAGGTGCTCCATCAGGAACAGATACTACATTCATAAATCCACATTCAACCAAAGACAATGCATCCATTTCACCCTCAGTTATAATGATGGTTTCCATGCCTTTCATGTTATCAAATCTATAAAAACATTTTTCAGCGTTTTTTGATTGTCTAAACTTCTTGTCTCCAGTTCTTGACTTAATATTAACTACTTCACCATCTTTATAAAATGGAAAGTGAATCCATCTATTATCGTAACCTATTTTTTCTGCATCTACTGTTTGCTTACTTATCTTACGATCCTCAAACCACTTATATACATTTTCAGGTATATCTGTTTTTGGTGGGTCTGGTAATGTCGGTATCGGTTCAACCTCAGAAAAGTTATGCTCCTTAACTTTTTTTAATGAACCCTTCCAACCACAATGATGACAGAACCAAACACCTTCATCAACGTTTACTGCTAAACATGGATCAGATGATTTCTTTCTGTTAGTTGAACACTTAGGGCATTGTGTCTTTACTTCCCCTGAAGTAGCTGTGATGTAAATGCCGCTCTCCTCAAATGTCATTTTATCTCCTATTGATTTTTGTATGAATGTAAAATGTTATTATACTTAGTAACTCCATTACTAGACTTACTTCTCAATGCTCTGATTGAAAATATATTCTTATGCCAAAACTTATCTTGTAATGCCCACATCAAAACATTTTTCAATTCTTCTGAATCATGCCCATCTTTTACAATCAAATCAAAAATTGTATTTACTGATTCATTTATAACAGATTCATTGTTCCAATCTTTTACCATATTTGGAAACTTTAAATTCTGTGTAGAATAAAAATACTTCACTATTGTTTTTATAAACTCCAACTGTTTATCATTTATATCCCTATGTAAAGATACTTTATTCTTCTTATTAGAAGTATATATATATCTTATATTATTATCTAATAATATAGTTTGCTCGCTGTTTACAGAGGGTGCTTGATCTAATGGTAGTGTAGGTGCATTATTCAATGATACCCCATTAAAATTCTCACTATGGGGGTCTTGGATTTGTTTCAATACCCCTACTGTAAACTCATGGGGGGTAAGGGATATATAACGCTTTTTAAATTTAAGAGTATTCTCCTCATTTTCAATAACAACTTTTATAAATCCATGCAATCTAAGTTCTTTTATAAACTGTGAAATGCTAGTCTTAGATAGATTTAAAACTTTGCTAAAGTAATTATTATTTTTTGTACAGTAACCACTAGGTTCTATGGTTGCCGTGATCTCTGAATATAAAAGTTTTGAGTTAGCTTTTATATTTGGATGGTGTCTCAATATAGATGGTATCATACCATAATTGCCAAAAATCATTTGTTCTCCTTTTATAAGGGTGAGTCTAAATAAATAAACCCACCCTATTAGTAATAAAAAAACCCCTTTAATATACTCAATTAATATGATCCTTGCAAGGGTTTTAAACAAAGATCATAGTAAGTGCATTTTTTCCCATTAACAACTTGACATTTTTTATTAGCGTAATCTGTATCAATCCATTGGTGCAATTTTCTATCCATCATAACACCATCACATTGATAACCAGTATTATAATTAGCACATTCATTTTTTATAAATGTCTTAATGTTGTTTTTTTCTCGATTCATTCGTAGCATTTTATTTCAGCTTCCAACAATGCTCAAGTTTACCATAGCTACCTATTTTCTTTTTGCTTATTTTTTCAAGTTTACCATCTTTTGTTAAATTAGATAATGCTCTTCTAATTGATGTCAATGGTGTTTTTTTAAAAAAGTTGCTAAAAATATCAGTAGGACTTAGAGGTATTTGATGATTTTTAAATATCTCTAATATCTTTTGTTCTTGGCTTATTGTTTTTTTCTGAGATGTTTTTAATTCATCTCGTTTTAGATTGGTAGTATTATAATATACCATGTTTTCTCCTTTTAGGCTACGCCTCGTTGTGAAAAAGGCACATCACCTTTTCCTAGTTTTTTCATTTCTTCTTTTTCTTTTTCATTTTTGCATCTGAATAAAATCATCTCTTTAAAAGAGTTTAGATATTTGTCAATAATCTTTTCTTCTCTCCTAAAAAAATGTGCATAATGTTGTGCTAAGAAACCCTTAAACACAATAGGAACTACTGCATCTTCATCATCTACTGAATCATCTTTTGTGTCGTGCCATTCAAATAAGGCATCACTTATAAGATCATACAGTAACTCTGCATTTTTTTCTTCTACTCTATTCATTGTTGTTTTGTTCTCCTTTTAGTTAAGTTCCTTAACTTTTTTATTCTATTATAAAATTAAGATTAAAGCCTTGTCTTTTTTTAGACTCTATCTTTTTACCTTCACATTTAGCACAAGTAACTTTTTTCTTTCCATAACTAGGAAAATCATCATAATACGAGTAACTATTTTCATTATAAAACCTAGTATTAAAAGTATAAAACTCCCAACACTTTTTGCAAGATGTACAGAAGAAAATATTTTCATCTGCGTTCT